ATGCCTAAACTTGTCACTTGGATGAACAACCAGCGGGTAGGCGAGTTAACGAAGTTAGCCAACGGCGCGCACACCTTTAAGTATGCACCGGAGTGGTTAGCAAGCCGTTATGCCAGACCGTTGTCACTTTCGCTGCCATTGCAGAGGGGGAATATCACCTCTGATGCCGTATTTAACTTCTTCGATAACCTGTTACCCGATAGCCCGATTGTACGTGACCGGATCGTTAAACGTTATCATGCCAAATCCAGACAACCGTTTGATTTATTGTCAGAAATAGGGCGAGACAGCGTTGGTGCCGTGACGTTAATACCCGAAGACGAAACCGTAACGCATCCGATAATGGCATGGGAAAAGCTTACTGAAGCCAGACTTGAAGAAGTATTAACGGCTTATAAAGCAGATATCCCGCTAGGCATGATTAGAGAAGAAAATGACTTTCGCATCTCGGTTGCTGGCGCACAGGAGAAGACAGCACTGCTCAGAATAGGCAATGACTGGTGCATTCCGAAAGGAATAACGCCGACGACGCACATCATTAAATTACCGATTGGCGAAATCAGGCAGCCCAATGCGACGCTCGATCTCAGCCAAAGCGTTGATAATGAGTATTACTGTCTGCTGCTGGCGAAAGAACTTGGGTTGAATGTTCCGGACGCAGAAATCATTAAAGCGGGAAATGTGCGCGCGTTAGCGGTCGAACGTTTTGACAGGCGTTGGAATGCTGAGCGAACGGTTTTACTTCGCTTGCCACAGGAGGATATGTGTCAGACATTCGGTTTACCTTCATCGGTGAAATATGAATCAGATGGAGGCCCAGGCATCGCGCGGATCATGGCTTTTTTGATGGGGTCCAGCGAGGCGCTGAAAGATCGCTATGATTTTATGAAATTCCAGGTCTTCCAGTGGTTGATTGGCGCAACGGACGGTCATGCAAAAAACTTCTCCGTATTTATTCAGGCTGGCGGCAGTTATCGACTCACGCCATTTTACGACATCATTTCAGCATTTCCGGTCCTTGGCGGTACGGGAATACACATCAGCGATCTCAAACTGGCAATGGGGCTTAACGCATCCAAAGGCAAAAAAACGGCAATCGATAAAATTTATCCGCGACATTTTTTGGCGACAGCAAAGGTGCTGAGATTCCCGGAAGTGCAGATGCATGAAATCCTGAGTGACTTTGCCAGAATGATTCCAGCAGCACTGGATAACGTGAAGACTTCATTACCGACAGATTTTCCGGAGAACGTGGTGACGGCAGTTGAAAGCAATGTGTTGAGGTTGCATGGACGGTTAAGCCGAGAATACGGTAGTAAGTGAGATATGGGGTTTGGTCATTGTTAATGAGCATGACAATCATGACCGCCAACGACTGGATTCTTCCTTGGTTTATATTTGTCAAGGCTCATTAGAAATGTCTAATTACTGGCTCGTTAGAAATGTCCATATGTCAAAAAGGCAGCTGCGAGAATTTCTCCCCGCAGCTGCCTCTTTAGCATAACGTCATTATGCGCATTAGGGCGTCATTCCTCAGGGTTTCTTCTTCCAATTCCCTGTTTTTCATGGCTTTCTTTTATCATGTTAAAGTAGTGGTTTTCTGCCGCATCTACAATTTTTCCCATGCTGCGCCTTTCTGGGCCATCACGTCCGTCCAGACCTTCACCTTCTGGCCTCTCCATTTTTACAAAATTGTAGATTGTTTTTACGAGGAATCTTGCTAATTCTGCTCTTGCTACGGGGCTGTCATTCTCTGTTTCATTAAGTACCTGTATTATCTGGTCTTTGTTCATTACCTATACCTTTTAGAGTGTGTCATTTGATCTTTGCATAATGGCGTATTTTTGTTTAATCGTTTGACGTCCAGCTTATCTTAATTCCGATTTCGCAAGCTCTGCTGTTGTTCGTTTTTTCGCCGCGAAGCGGTTCGGGGTTCTGTGACACCCGAACTTTAGTACGGTTTCCCGTATTTTCTTCCTGCTCGCTTATTTTTTTTTGCTTTCTGTCTTCAGGAACTTGCGGTAGTCGTCTTCTGTGATCGTCTCTAGCCCTTTGGCGATTATCCATTCGAGCATTTTGGTATCTTTAACTGGAACAGCTAGGGTTGATACCGCTCTAACGGTTTCTTTCTCTATTTTTCGCCATTGAACATCGTTTATGTGCTTTGTAGGCATGCTCTTTCCTCATTCTGCTAGCCTTGCATCATATCTCTAAATTCTTAGAAATGTTGACACTTAGTTTCTCAGGTCTTATAAAAGCACCATGAAATAATTTCTGAGAATCTAAGAAAGGGCGCTATGTTCTTCGACTGGTTAAGTATTGAACAGGATTTCGGCTTTCAACTTCCTATTCTCTCGGATGTTGCTTACCAGCGTATTCATCTTGAAAGTGGTGAGGTTAGTGCGCTTTCTCAGCCAACTTTTCAGCACCGGGGATCTTTCTGTGATGTCGTTTCTATTTCTATCCGTGGATCTGTTCTAAAAATGACGGGCAACCCTTCGCGGTGGGGGCGGCTTGATAATTTATTTGGCTTACCTACCGTTGATGCTTGCGTTATGGTTTTCAATAAGATCCTTCTTGATCTTAAATTGCCTTTTTTTACAAAATGCACTCGTTTAATGCCCGGTCAGTCTAAAGAAACCGAAAAAGCTCATATGGTCAGTGATGGGGCGTTAATTAAAGAGCTTCACATAACATCTAATAAATCTGTTGGCAAAGGGAATGAGGATGATTATATTTCAGGGCTTTCGACTCAACCCTATAGGAATAGTGTACCACGGTTGCATTCAAACGGTAAATCTGTTGACTGGTTGTCTAAAAAAGGGAATGTTAATCTTATTTATCCGACTGTATATAATAAGTCACATGAGATTGAGTTACATAGTTTATTAAAAATAAAAAATAAATTCTCTGAGCAGTCAAAAGAGTTTAATTATATTGTTAGTGTGATTGATTATTGTAAGGAAAATGGAATAGTCAGATTTGAACAAAAATTGAAGTCTCGTTTTATTCAAAAACACTCTCTAGGTTTTTGGGGGTTATCTGATTATTCTGTGTTAAATAAGTTACATTCTGATTTTCTGGCGCTTGATGAAAAGTTATCGGTGAATGCTATGGATTTTGAAACTATTAGTGAACATCTTATTACCCGTGGAATAGTTGAAACTACACGGGCAGCTAATACTACAGCTATGTACGCGATCCAATGGTTTCATGGTCATATTTTTGATTTAAGTAAAAATCAAGTGCGTATTCATCGGGCAAGACTCCGCAAGATTGGTATTGACATTGCGCAAAAATGTAATGTTTCGAAATTCTCTCCTGTTGTTGTCAAGCAAACGCGAGAGATTAAAGTGTCTGATTGTGTTATTCCATCGTGGTATGTAAAACCGTCTCATTTACGAGTTGCATAGAATATAAGGTGTTATTATGAGTAATTTACTTAATTTAGAAACTACTGTTACCGGAAAGATTAAACGTTTTAATAATAGTGGCGGTTTTTATTATACAACAATTGTTTCTCCTGCGGCTGATGCTTATAGCTTTCCGCCTGTCATTCGTATTAAATCAAAGAAATCACTAGGCCGTATTGGTGATGAAATTACCGATGTACATTGCCGCATTACTGGTTATGAACGGAGTTTCCCATACACTGATAAGCAAACAGGTGAGCAGTCTAAAGGGTATAACGTTGATATGCTGCTTGAATTATTAGAATGAGCTAAGGCGATACTTTTATGTCAGATGAGGTAATCATCAGGACAAAATACTGCAATCCGAATATGAGTTTTGGTAGCCCTGACGGATGCGATGAAGTGACTTTGAAATTACCGAAGTCAGAAGTGGCTAAATTACAGTCTTCGGTAGTTTCTCAGGATAAGCCTGTTCCCGATATTGATTATTCAGTCGCGGCGCAATTCTGGGGGCTGGCTTTTACGACAACCTTTTTCCTGTGGCTCTTTGCAAAGGGAATAGGTGAAATTCTTAAACACGTAAGAAATGCATAAAAGGAGTTTTTATGTTTGTTAAGACTAAACAGGCTTTAACCCGTATTGGTGCTTTTACTCTGGCAGTTGCTGCACCTGCCGTATTTGCTGCTGAAGGTGATGTTGTTGGTGGTAAAGGTATTGACCTTACGCCACTGACTAACAGCGTTAATTTCGGTTCCGTTCTGACCGGAATTATGGCGGTAGCGGGTTCTCTTATTGTTCTGTATGCAGGTTCTGCGGGTGTCCGCTGGATTTTGCGTATGGTTCGTGGCGCTTAATTCATAAAGGTAAGGGGCGTAACAGCCCCTTTATATTTATGGCTCAATATCTTTTTGATTTTATGTGTTTTTTATGGGGGCTTTTATGCGCCTGGGCGGTCATTCAGGGTCTGGAAAGTTAGGTATTACTATATTGTCTTTACTGGTTTCATCCGGTGTACATGCTGATGCAGTAACAGCAGACGGATTTGGACGTGTAATTCAGCAAATGGTTGAAACCCGTGAAGCTCAGGTTGTTTCTCAATCTGCGGGGCGTGTATTCGCAACGGGTGCCAGTTCTCTCGGTATGGGCGCGGGTATCGCTGTCGCTGCGGAGGTTATACGCGAACGTCCTGACGTTTTTGATTCAATCCGCATGTGTGGCGAGAAAGTGGGTAATCCTCAGCTTTGCACCGGAACGTCAGTTTTCGCGGCTGCTTATGGCCTTGCGAAGCATACAATTGACGATTCGATATCCACGGGTATTTCAAGTTTTGGCAGTAATATGATGGCTGCCGGACAGACAACATGGGGATTGCTGGGGCAGGCTGCGGGTGTTATTTCCGTTGCTGACCTTGCTTTAAAGCAGGGCGCAAAAGCTGTTGAATATATTACAAGTGGAATAAAACAGGATGATGGAACTTATTTACTTAATTTGTCCAATGGCGCTACTGTTACTTCTTCTGTTGCACCTTCACCTAAAAGCCCTGTTGCTGTTTATTTGCCCTCTGATGCTACTGGCTTTTCTGCGAAGAATATTCAGGACTCGATAAGCCCTTATAATCATCAGGTTAAACCTGTTCAGATTGCGCCAACCTATTACAATATTGATGCACCACCGCCGATAAGCCAGCCATTACCGAATGATGTATATCGTGTGTCAGTTAAGGGTACTAAATATCCTTATTCGACTGATATCAGGGATGCAAAGGGCGATGCTGTACTTGTCAGTGATAATCCGGTAATGATTGCGCTTTATAAGTCGATTAATGGTTATTCTCATTCCAATGTGACTTATCATGAGGCGTCTGACGACAATAACTTACATATCAGGATGCCAAGAAATTTTAAGGTTTATTCGGTTTCCGTTAAAGACTTTCAGTATGAAAAGCCGAATCCTTATTTTGGTGGATATTCATCGATTGTAACTGTGGTTTTATCTGTTGGAACAACAACGGTTACGCTTGAAAACTCATGGGATTTATGTAAAAGCGAGAAAGTACCTGCGCCGGGCAGTACGGCTGATAATCCCAAAACGCAGTGGAAAAGTATTTGCCACCCTGAGAAGGCCGTGTATAAAACGACGAATGATGTTCAGGATGTTAAAGACCAGATATTTTTTAATACAGAATTTGATACATCAAATTTACCTCAGGTAATTAATGGCGAGGTTATTGATAATATAGATTTCAAGCCGGAGGAACAGTTAAACCCGGCTGCGCTGGTTAATCTTATTAATGGCCTTGCAGGTCAGACTGTTGTTCAGGAAGGATATCAGGGGATACCGCTTGATAAACCTTTTACGGCGGCTGAACTGACGGCTGCGGCTAATGCTGTTGGCGTAAAACTTGATAAGGGCTTGCTTTATAGTCCGGTTGTCGTTCCTCAGTCGTGGGTTAATGCCAGACCCGGTGCGGGAACGGATACAGGTGTACACCCTGGTACAGGCACAGATACCGATACTTCTGTTGATTTAGGCGAAGACCCCGGCATTAAATCGCCGGAACTTGAAAAACCGCCTACAGGTGAGGAAATTCTCAAGCCAATTACAGAATTAATGCCGGACATTAAAAACCTGAGTATTTCATCGAAGGATGTTCAGTGTCCGGTATGGTCGTTCGAACTCTGGGACAATAAATATTCCATTGATTCTCACTGCGAGCTTCTGGAAAAAATCAGGCCACTTCTGAAAGCGGTATTCCTGCTTATCTGGGGCATTATTTCGCTGCGTATCATTCTGACTGCGTGACGGAGGCGTTATGTTTGGTATTCTGGTTTCAGCCTTTAACGTGGCGCTGGGTTTTGTGCTGCGAACGGTGGTTGTCAAATTTATTCTGTTTTTTGGCCTGTACTTTGTCGTACAGGCGTTTGTTCCGGTTCTGGCGTCACTGTTGCCAAAATCTGTTGATATTGCCGGGTTGTTTTCCTCACTACCTGATAGCGTATGGTATTTCGTGAATCTGTTTATGGTCACGGAAGGGATTAAACTGATGTTTTCAGCATTGTTAACGCGCTTTATTATTCGTCGCATTCCTTTGATTGGTTAATTTATGGCTATTTCTGCGTATGTGGGCATTCCCGGAAGCGGTAAATCTTACGAAGTGGTGGCAAGCGTCATTATTCCCGCCTGTATCGCTGGGCGTCGCATTGTCAGTAATATTTACGGCCTTGCCACGCAAAGTATTTATGATTACTGCGTTGATATTAAAAAGGCAGACAGGGAATCACTTGGTGAAATTTTACTTGTTCAGAATGAAGACGTTCAGAACGATAATTTCTTTCCCTACAAAACGGATTCAGGCATTGCGGATGATACGTTCTGCCGTCCGGGGGATTTAATCTGTATTGATGAAGCATGGCGCATATGGGAGAACGATAAAGGGATTCCTGCAAATCATCGCTCTTTCATTGCAGAACATCGCCATTTTGCCGATGAAAAAACGGGCGTAACCTGTGATTTAGTGGTTATGAATCAGTCTGTTGCCAACCTTCCGCGATTCATTAAAGACCGGGTGGAAACAACGTATCGCATGAGTAAGCATGTGGCGCTGGGTCTGCATAACCGCTACCGTGTGGACGTATTTACGGGTATCAAACTGTTTAAGTCGAATCTGACGAACAGTTATCAGAATAAATATGACAAGGCGATATTCCCCCTATATAAATCCCATGAGAACGGGCAGGGAAGGGAACTTGTCACCGATAAACGTCAGAATATTTTCAGTTCTAAAATGTTGTGGTTTAAAGCTGTCGGGTTACTGATTCTGGCGGTAATTGCCATTTTTTATCTGTTCTGGTTTTTCACGTCAAACGGTAATTCAGAGCCTGAACAGCAGACTAAAGATTTACCCGCCGCAAATAATTCAGCGTCTTTTGTACCTGCCGCGCCAGCTAAGCCCGTTGTGTCGGACAAATGGCGACTTGCCGGACGGCTTAAACGCGATGGTCAGGCATGGGTTGTTGTTGCAGACACGTCAGGCAGATTGCGTATAGAGCCGGCTTCGCAGTTCAGCTTTGACGGCATGATGATGACGGGTGAAATCGACGGCGAAACGGTGACGGTTTATTCAGGGGCGATACGATGA